CTTGACGTGCACGTAGTCCAGGCCGTCTGGCATTTTGATATCGTAGGTCTTCCACCTTTTTCCGGTTTCTTCGTAGTGGTTCCACACCAGCCGGGGCTCCGACTTTACCGCCACGGCGGCAGCGATCTTGTCATTGAGCGTCTTGCCGCTCAGGGTGCCGTCCGGGGTGATGTCCAGCGCTTCGCCCACTTTCACGCCGCCCAGCTGGTCTGCCGTAGCGGGCGGCAGGCTGTAAGGCCTGCCGAACTTGGCGTCGGCCTCTTTCTGGTTGTACACCTCCGTTTTCGAGTAGGTTTCCTCCCGTCTGTACACCTCCGTCTTTGCGTAGGTCTCGTTCTTGCCGTAGGCACCCACATCCGCCGCCGTCAGGGCCGTGTTCTTCCCCGTGCCGCCGTGTTCCACGCCCAGCACGCCGGTCATGTCGGTCAGCACTGTGGTGTCCTTGGTCTGCAGCGTCCGGGTGCTGCCGTCGCCCATGGTCAGGGTCAGCGTCCGTCCGGTCAGCTGAATGCTTTTCACATAGCCCGCACTGTCCTCCGGCACTGCGTCCACATCCCCGGCTGTCAGGGTCACCACACCGCCCTTGCCGTTCACGCTCTTCACTGCCCCGTCCTCCGGCGCGGTCAGTTCTGCCCGCTCGGCTGCTGCCTCGGCCCGTTTCGCGCCGCTTTCCGCTGCCGTCCGCGCGGTCACCGCCTGCCCGGCCGCCGTCACCGCTTCCGTCCGCGCTCCCTCGGCTCTCTGTGCATCCTGCGCGGCCGCGCCTGCGCTGTTCCGTGCCTCCTGTGCGCTGGTCGCCGCGCTGTTCGAGTACGCCAGCACCCGCGCCACAAAGGTCTCGTACTGCGTCGGGCTGATCTCCGCGTCGCCGTCCGTTGCCAACGTCTCGTAACAGTCGTATCGTGCCGGCCGTGTCAGCGCCCGGAAGCCGTCCTCCCCCAGTGCCAGCAGCATCCAGCTGCCGCACCGCGACGCCGTGAACTCCTTGCCCACCGTGCAGCTGGCGTTTTCGTCCAGCAGGATGGGTGCCGGCAGGCTGCCGTCCTGCCGCTGGATGTGCAGCGTGATGCTCTTTCCCTGCCAGCTCTCCGGCAGGGTAAATTCCAGCCTTTCCACGTTCGCACTGGACTGTCCGCCCAGATGCAGCACCCGCATTTCCGGAGCAAACTCCACCCCGCCGAAATGCTTTTCCAGGATCTTCACCTGCATGGTCTTGTCCTCCTTCCGTTTTTCTTCCAGTGTACCGCCCTTCTTCCCGCGCTGAAACTGCGTACTTTTTAACAGCAACACCCCGGCAGGCCATGTGATGTGCCCGCTGGGGTGTTTTCTACGGGTGACAAAACGTCACCGGATGGTTGCCATCTGGTTGTCACCGCAGCAGCGCATACGGATCCTCTTCCGGTTGTTCCTGTGCCGCCTTCTCTGCCGCCTCTTCCCACTGTGTAAAGGTCTTTTCGGTGTACAGTGCCTTGCCGTCCGCGTCGGTCAGGGCCAGCAGCATGTCCGCCATCCGCTGCTTGTCCGCGTCGCTGCCCGCAAGGTACTCCGGCTTCACCGCCTCGGTGATCTTGTTCTTCACGGTACCCCCGCTCCTGCCTGCCTTCACAAGGCGGTCATACTCGGCCTGCACGTCCCCGGCGTTCCAGCTGTCCACCGCTTCCTTCAGGTCGGCGTACACGTCGCCGCTGTCGCCCTTCAGCATCTCGGTCTCCAGTGCATTCACGGCCCCGGTCACGCAGTCGATCACGGCTTCCCGCTTCGGCGCGTCTTCCTTCACATTCTTCCGGATGCCCAGCACGTCGTACAGCGCTTCGATGGTCTCCGTCTCCAGCCGGTACCGCTCGGCTTCGTTCCCTTCCATCTGTGCCTTTGCCGCCGCCCGGGTGTCGGCGTCGTACTTCTTCAGCCGGGTCTTCAGCTGCTTGTAGATCTCGCCCTCCTTGCCCATGGCCACCAGCTTTTTCACGGCCGCCTGCGCTTCGTCCGGGTCTCCGCTCACATAGGCGTTGTACAGCCGGTCGTACTGCCCGGTGGCGCTCTCCGGCAGGCTGTTGAAGTTCCCGCCGTCCCGGCTCCAGTTCGCTGCCGTGTCCATCCACCCGGTCACCGCCTGCACCTGCTTTTTCAGGTTCGTGTAGGGTACGCCCCGCAGCATACCCAGCTGCCCCAGCATGTCGGCCACGGCCTGCACCGTTTTCTGTTTGTGGGCTTCCAGCTGCCCTTCGGTCATCCCGCTGGTGTCCTCGGCGTTCAGCTGGTACACCTTCCCGATGCACTCGGTCAGGTCGTTGATGGCTGAAATGCCGGTCATGCTGATGGTGTCGTAGCTGGTAAAGCTGTGGTTCAGGATCATCTCCCCTGCGCTCATCATCTCGCTGCCGCCGGTCCAGTTGCCCACAAAGCTCTTGAAAAAGTCGTAGGTGAATGCGTCCAGAATACTCTTCCTGGTCATGTCGCCGTTTTCGTCCTGCAGGTCATCCCACCGGTGCAAAAAGAACTTCACGCCGATCCCCAGCGCCGCGATCAGCGCCGTCTGCGCCACCTGGCTCGTGGCCGCGTTCAAAAACCGTTCGTTCGCCTTTTTGATTTCTGCTTTCGCTTCGGCATTGTTGCTCTTGCCGTACCGCTCATACTGTGCCAGCACGTCCTCCACGCTGGCCGTCCAGATCTGCGCATTCTGCTGGCGCTGGGTGCTGAACATCATCAGAAACTTCGCCATCTCGTTTTTGGTGCGCTGGTATCCGGTGCGCTGCATCGCCGTGTAGTTGGGCTGCGTGCGCTCCACCACCCGCTGGAACTTTTCGTTCACCGCCGCCCAGTATGCCGGGCTGTCCGTCACTTCCGCTCCGGCGGCAAACTCCTCCGGGTGGCTCTTCACATAGCTCTCGCTTCCGGCCCACAGCGCCGCCACCGTGATCTCGTCCATCTTGGTAATGCCGCCCGTCCACAGGCTTACGACCTTATCCGCCGCGTGGGTCGCGCCGCTCACCGCTACGTTGTCGCTGTTCCGTGCCGCGTCGTGCATCCGGCCAAAGAAGTCCTTCTGTGCCCCGGCGCTGCCCAGCTCTGCCGTGCCGGTGCCCTTCAGACGGTACTGCAGCAGTTCGTCTCCGTGCTCTGCCATCCGCGCTTCGATCTTCGTTAGGGCGCTCTCGCCCTCGCTGCCAAAGAACCGCGCAATGTTCATCGGGTCCAGCAGGTTTGCGCCGAACTGCACCGCCGCCCTGCCCGTGCTGTCCCAGCCCAGCTCTGCCGCCGCCGTAGGCAAACTTGCCGCCTGCAGCAGCGTCACGTTCACATTGGCGTTCAGTACCGCCTGCGCTGCAAAGCTGCGCAGCCGTGCAAACGCACCGTCTCCCACTTCCCGGCTGTCCTTCACGCCGCACAGGTCAGCCAGTGCCTTGTTCAGGTATTCCCGTCCGGCCTTGCCCCAGGTGTGTTCCACCTGCTTGAACAGGGTCTTTCCGCCGGGCATGCTGTTCAGGATCTTCTCCGCGTTCCGCAGCGGGATGGCCATGCCCGCATACTGTGCCGTATTCTCGATGCTGGTGTTCACCTGCTGCACAAGGCCCACCAGCAGCACCGGCTTCGAGCTGTTCACGCGGTGGTTCAGCCAGCCGGGGTTGCCCACGCTGTTGTCGTACCGGATGCCCTTGTTCTGTTCCGGGTTCGCGTCCTGATCCACGTTGATGTGGATGTAGTTTTCGGTGGTCGCCTTCCGCACGCCGCTCAACAGCAGGCTCGTCTCGTTGATGTACCCGCTCGTCTTTGCGTTCATCTTTCTGTAATCCTCGATCCACGCCCGGTCGTAGTCAGTCAGGTTCTTCTCGATCTCGTCCAGCAGGCTGCGCCGCACCGCCGTCTCGTCCATCTCGATGTCCCGCAGGTCGATCAGCTTTCCTTCCGCGTCCCGCAGGTTCAGCTCGCCCACCCGCACGGTCTCGCGGTCCAGCTGTGCCAGTTCGTTGTCTCCCTTCACCTTCGCTTCCATGTTGTCCAGCGTAATGCCGCCGTGCAGGATGTGGTGCAGTCCCTGCGGGTTCTGCAGCTGCAGCCACAGTTCCGCCAGCTGGTCGTGGTTCACCTTCCGCGCCCGGCCGCTCTCGTCCCGGAACCCGATGTCCACAAGGTCGTGGGTGTAGTGGTAAAGTTCCTTCTCGTGGGCCTTGCCGGTCACGTTGTCAAAAATGCGATCGCACTCGATCTGGATCTTCGTTTTCTTCCGCTGTCCGTCGTTCAGCATCTGCCCCAGGTTTTCCAGGTACCCGCCGTGGGCATATCCGCCCATCCTCTCGAACATCCGCTCGATGTTCATGGTGTTCATCCGGTAGCTGCCAAATTTCCGGCTCACCTTGCCCAGCAGGCCCGTCTTTTTGCTCACGCCCTTCGCCGCTGCCAGCTCGCTCTTCGCGCCCTCGGCAAAATCGTCGATCATGGCGTCCTCCTGTGCGCCCACCACCACGTTGTCGATCTTGATGATGTGCGCCGTCTGCTCCAGGATGTCCCGCAGACCTCGCAGCTCCGCCGCCGAAAGCGCCGCCATGCCGCCGCTCTTGTAGCCGTCCAGTTCTTTCTGCAGCGCGTTCAGGTGCGCCTCCATCGCCGTGCCATCGATGCCGCCGTATTCGTCGCCCAGCTTCTGCGCGTTCCGGATGGCCTCTTCCAGCCGCGCGATCTCCCGCTGCCGGTTGTCATTCACGTCAGCCAGCCAGCTGTCGATAGCGTCAGTCAGGCCGCTCTGCTCCCATTCCAGGTTCGCCCGGTCGCCCGCTTCCATCTCCCGCTGGATGCCCCGCCGCAGTCCGTCCACCGCCGCGTCCATCTCGGTCTTGGTGTCCTGCATCGGGGTGTAGTGCCAGCCATCCTCGCCCCGGTGCCGCCAGCCTGCCAGCCGCTCGGCGGTCTCCCGGTTCCCGGTCACCTCGTTTGCCAGCTGCAGCACAGGCATCACCTTGTCCAGCAGATAGTCCGGGATGTAGCTGCCCTCCTTCGGGTGCTCGTACAGCTTTGTCAGCTCTCCCGTCACCTTCCGGATGGTCCGCCGGGTGTTGTCCTTGTCCCGGCTCTCCCGCATCTGCGCCAGCCGCTGTTCGTTCTTTGCCTTCGCAATGGCCACTTTTTCCCGTGCCCGGCCGCGTTCGGCTTCCCGCTGTATGGCCGCCTGCTGCTCCAGCTTCCGCTCCTTCGCGCCAATCTTCTCCCGCAGCTTTTCCTCGGTCTCAGCGTAGTGTTCCTTCGCTTTCGCGGTCGCATCCGCATAGGGCTTTGCCATCTTCTGCCGGTTCCGTGCCCGCCGCTTTGCCTCCTCTAAGTTTACCTGCGCCTGTAATGCCAGCGCATGCTTTCTGGCTTTCTCGTTCATCTCCTTTGTCTGCTGCCCAAACTTTCTGCGCAGCGCCGCATTGCTTTCGTTCGCCACTCCCGGCAGGCCTAAGTATTCGCCCCAGATCTCCATGGCCAGTTCCTGCTTTGCCGCGTCCCAGTCGCTGTCGTAGGCGCTTTCCATCGTCGGGCGGATGGCATCATGCGCGGCTGCCATCGCCTCCAGCGCATCTGCCGCACTGCTGGGTGTTTCCGTGGGCAGCAGCCCTCCGCCAATTCCCTGCAGCTCGGTAAAGTCCGCGTCCCACCGGCTCACCTCGCCGTTCTTTGTCAGCGTCAGCTTCACGCCGTGCCTTGCCAGCTCCTTGGTAGCCCCTGCCCAGCTGCCGTATTTATACACCACCTCCCGGTAGTCCTTGCTGCCTTTTTCAAGGCTCATTTCCATCTGATGCAGTTCCGGGTACTGTTTCCACAGCGCGTCGTTTCTCTTTGTGCTTTTCTCCATGATCTGCTGCGCCATGTCCAGCACAAAGCCGTGGGCCTGGGCCCAGTCCACGTTTCCGCCGTTCATGTAGTCCCGCAGTGCCGCCAGACGGCTTGCCAGCGTCTTTGCGTCCATCCGGCTTGCGCTGGCCTTCACCATCTTCCGGGCAATGTACAAAATGCTGTCGTCGCTCACCGTGGCGTTCTGTGCCTGCTCCATCACCTTCTGCACAGCCTCGCTCGCTGCCCGGCCGCTGCCCATCTGCGCTTCCCTCGCGGCTTCCACGTCCTCGCTGTCCACGTCCAGCTGGTACTTTCCGTGGTCCCGGATGTAGTTCCGGTCTTTCTCGATCGCGTCCGCCCGCGCCTGCAGCCGCTCGGCCGCGCCCGGCATTCCACTCTCTGCTTTCTGCGCCACTTCGTCTGAAAAGTATTTGGTAAAATTCGCATCGTGGTTGACAAGGCGGTAGTAATCGAATATACTGAGGTCAGAAGAACCGGTAGGGGTTTCCATGTTGGAAGCAATTCCAGCATCGTACCCCTCTGACCCGGTTCTTTCAGAAGAGACTGGTAGGGCAGCCTCCTGAGTCAGCAATGGCTCTTGACGCACCTGAAGATCCAGCTCTTTTTCAGAAGAACCGGTAGTCACGCTGTCGGTGGTGGAAACACCATCTCCACGGGACTCTGACCCGGTTCTTTTTTTATTGGCTGCATCCCGGCTTTCCTGCGTGGTAGTCTCTGCGATCGCAAAATAAAGCGCTGTTGGCTCATTGTCGTACAACTTCAGTTCTGCACGCACCGGAATGATGCGCGCACCGTCCTGCAGTGCACTTGCCAACACGATCATACCTTCTACATGGGGTTTGCCCTTCTTGTCAGCGTGCGCTTCCAGCGGCTTTGCATTTCGCAGCACTTCTTCAATGTTTGCCTGCACCAGTGCAAAATCGTTGTACTCTTTTTCGGATACTATTTTTTGCTTATTGGCGCTCTCACGGATATTATTGCTTCCGTATCCGAACTCGATGTCCAGATCTTCCAGCCGGAACGTCTTGTCCCGGATGCCGAACTCTGTCAGGATGTTTCGGATGGCTTTGTAAACGTCCTGTGTTTTCTGCCCGGACCAGTTCTGCCCGCTCACCTTTGCGGTTCGCTGGGCGTTCGGCTGTGCCGGCCGGATGGTCAGCGCTATCTGCCGCTTTGTTTTTTCTTCTTCTGTCTCGCTTGCCATTTCGGGCAGGTTATATTTTTCTCCTTCCGCCGCCGCTTCACTGCCGGCAGCGTTTTTGTTTGCCCCGCCGTTTGCTTCCAGCGCCGCGCGGTAGCTTTCGCCCGCGTCCGCCTGGTGGTTGAACCACAGCTGCTGCAGGTCTTTCAGCTGCGTCTCGGTCAACGTCTTTGCCGCCCGCGCCGCCGCGTTGGTGGGCTCCTTCACCAGCAGGCTCTTGATGTCCGTCAGCACCTTCTCCAGCATGGTGCCGATCTTCTCCATCACCCGCTGGCACTTGCCCAGTGCGCTGGCGTTCTGCTGCGCTTCCAATGCCTGCTGGCGCAGATAATTGCGGAAGCTCTCCTCGCTGCCAAAGATACTCTGCATCGCGTCGGCAGTGATCTCCTCCATGGCCTGGTTGTAGGTCAGGCTCTGCCCTGCTTTCTCGTACCGGTCAAGGTAGCTTTCCACCAGCTGCATCACGCTGTCCATGCCGTTCTGCTTCACAAGGTAGTGTTCAAAGGTGTCGATCATCTCCTGTGCGCCCGCGCTGTCCCAGCTGTTCGCCGCGTGGAAGGTCTCGTGCAGCACCGTGGCCGTGTCCGCCTCGCCGGAGTAGAACACCTTCCCGATGCCGCTCTGGATCAGGCCCTTTGCCCGGTTTTTGATGCCCTCAGTCACCCGCTGTGCCGCAAGGCCGTTGGCTCCCGCCGTCAGCCGGATCAGCTCGTCCCCGGCACGGCGGCTGCCGCTCTCGGCGCCGTCGCCGTTGTACAGGGTTCCTGCATCTTCCCGCAGTGCCGCCGCATCCGGCTTTCTGCCAAGCTCTGCCGCCTTGGTCTCTTTGTAGCGTTCGGCTTCGCCCCTGCCTTGGGTGTAGGCCATCTCCAGCGCCAGCCGCCCGGTCTCGCCGGTCGCCAGCACCTGCCGCACCGCGCCGCTCAGTGTCCCGCTGCCGGTCATCTGCAGCGCCTGCGCAAAGCTCTCGCCCTCGCCGTTCACGCCCAGCCGGTACAGGCTTGCCGCCGCCGGGGTGTACACCTCGGCGCCCACGCCTTCCGGCATATTCCGGCTCATGCTCTCCGCTGCCGCATCGCTCACCCGCCAGCGCTTCGCCAGCTCCTTCACGGCCGCGCTTTCCACCGTTTCCCCGGCGTTTCCCACCCGGTTTCCGTTGACATCCCCCGCCCGCTGTGATACAGTGGTGTCAGCAGAGGAATGCGCAGCTAACGTTTCGGACGTATCTCTGGGGTCGGACGCGGCATCCATAGGGGCCTGCACGCTCTCTGTCGTGGCAGAGTTGGCTGCGGCTACGTTTCGGACGTATAATTCAGGGTCGGACGCGGCACTCACGGATGACCGCAGGGCTCTTGCCGCTTTTTCTGAAATAGCGGAAGTATCTGCACTTAACGTTCCGGACGTGTCTCTGGGGTCGGCAACGGCATCCATAGAGGGCTGCAGAGCTTTCGCTATTTCTTTTTCAGGCACTCCTACTGAAGATAAATACTCAGATACAATCAAGTTTTTACTTTTCTTTGTATCACAGACGGCTTCCACAACAATGTGGGAGCCGTCTATTTTTTTCTCAAAGATCACAATGGGCGCTTTTTTACGGCTCCCAGTATAATATCCGTCCGCTTTCCGCGTTGCCAGATACGCATTGTCAAAGTGGTTCAGCACATACGCCGCCCGCGCCACATCCGCGCTGTTCTTCATGGTGCCGTCTGCGCTGCCGTCCCCGCCTGCGTGCCGGTTGGTGATGTGCTTCACCGCGTTGGCGTCCATCAGGGTACGACTGCCCACCTTGTCAAGGCCGGTCAGCTGCTGCATGGCGTCCCGCATCCGGTCGCTGGTCTCGGTCACCATGTAAGGCTCCGGCGTTTCGCCCGCCCGCACCCGGTCAACGTATTCCGCAAGGCCGGGGTCAACGCTCTGCTTGTACTCCTCAATGCTGGCGTTCTGCGCCGGGGTATGCACCGCCGTCTGCTCCGTCACCGTCTCACTTGCCGCCGGGGCCGTTTCCTTCTGCAGCACTGCCGCATCTTCCGTCTGCTGTGCGGCATTCCCCACTTGCCGGTCATTTGCTGCCGCCTGCCGTTCCGTCTCAAAAGCTCGCCCCTCGGGAGAGCTGTCAGCGCCCTTCGCTAGCTGAGAGGGTTCGTTCCGCTGCACCGTCTGACCGTCCGCTGTCTCCAGCGCCGCGCTCATCCTGCCCAGCTGGGTGCCCACAGCGCCGCCCAGCGCGCCGGAAGCGCCGCCGGAAAGGCCGCTTTCCAGCGCCTGCAAAAAGGTGTCTCGGCTGAACATCTCCTCGGCCGCCTGCGCGTCGCCCAGGGCCGCGTCAATGGCCTTGTCCGCATAGGTCTCCACAAATGCCTGCATGGCGTTGTCGATGCCGCCGGACACCGCATTCGCCACCGTCGGGTACTGCTGCGCCAGTACGCCGTTGTCTGCCACGCTGCGCACCATGTCCGCCAGCTTGCCCGCCAGCGTGTCCTTGGCGTAGTCGCTGCCCATGGTCCGGGCAAGGTCTGCCGCGCCCACGCTGTTGATGGCCCAGCCCGCGCCAAACTTCGCAAGGCCGCCTGCCAGCGTCTTGCCTGCGCTCTCGCCCTTCTCGATGCTCTGGCCCATGCTCTCCGCGCCGCCCTGGGCGCTCAGCACCGGCAGCACCAGCGCCGGGCTGATGCCCGCCACCGCAAGGTTCTCCGCCGCACTGGTGGTCACCCCCATCAGCTGGCGCGCAATGGGGCTCATGCCCGCCTGCGCCGCTTCGTTCAGCTGCTGGCCGCGCTTGTACATCTGGTAGCCCAGGCTCTTCTCCGGGTCGATGCCCTCGCTCACCTTTGCCCCGCTGATCCGCGCCCGCATCCGGTCGATCTCGCTCTGGCTGTAGCCCTTGGCCTTCAGCTCTTCGTCCGTGTAGGCCATGCCGGTGCTCTGGGCCGGGGCCGCCATCACCCCGCTGCTGTTCAGCTGCATGGCGTTGTCCCGCCCTGCATACTGGGTCTTTCCTCCGGTCATCAGGCACAGCAGTTTCCACTGCCGGTCGTCGCTCTTCACGCTCTCTTGCAGCTCGTTCCAGTTCTTTCCGGTCTCCACTGCGTTCTGCACGCTCCGCACGGCCGTCTCGCCCGCCATCAGCGGGGCCGACGCCACCGTGTCCACAATGCCGCCGATCGTGTTGGAGATGCGCCGCGCCGCCCGCTGCCAGTCCGGCAGGGCATCAAAGTCGGCAATGTACTGCCGCGCCTCTCGGATCTGCTTGCGGCTGTAGCCCTTGGCCAGCAGCTCCGCGTCGGTGTACTCCCGCTTTTCCGTGCTCGTTTCTGCTGTCGGCGCACTGGCCATTGCCCCGCTCACGCTTATCGGCTGCATGGCATTGTTTCGTTCAGCATAGGTCTTGTTCCCCTTGCCGGTGCGCAGCAGCCGCACCAGCTGCCGGTGCTGCGGGTCTGCATCCATCCACTGGTTCAGCCGGTCGAAATCGCTGAACTTGTCGGTTGCCTTCAGCTCTTCGGTCTCCTGCTTCAGCTGCTGTGCATCCCGCGCATACCAGCTTTCCACCCGCTTTGCGTCCGCATCCTTGATCTGCTTTTTTACGCTCTCCGCGTTCGGTGCACTGGCCATTGCCCCGCTCGCGCTCTGCATCGGCATGGCGTTGTTTCGCTCGGCATAGGTCTTTCCGCTCTTGGTCCCGGTCCCCAGCACCTTTGCCGCCGTGGCGCTGTTCTTGCCCGTTCCCAGCCACTCCGGCTGTCCGGTGCGTTCCACCGTCGGCAACTTTGATCCCGCCTTTTTCGTGGTCTGCACGCTTTGGGTCCCGGTCATCTGCCCCAGCACCTGCGCGCTCAGGCTTCCGCTCGTGGGGTTCTGGTTGCTCTTTCCCGCGCTCTGCGTCCCGGCTTTCTGTGCCGTGCTGCGCACGCTGGTGCCAGCGCTCCGGTTCACCCAGGCGTCGGTACTTTTGGCCGCCGGCTTGGTCCCGCTGCCCGTCCGCAGCGCGTCGATTTTCTCCGCGCTCCAGCCGGTGCTTCCGCTGCTCCGCGCCGGGGCCGGGGCCGTCGTGCTTTTCGGTGCCGCGCTCTGGCCGGTGCCCTGCGTGCTCTTCTGCCCATTATTCTGTTTGCGCAGCTTTTCAATGTCCTGTGCGCTCCATCCCATACGCTCACCTCATCACTTCGTTCCGCGCCACTCGTAGTCGATCTGGTTCATAATGGCCGAGATCTGGTCGCTGCTCAGGCTCGTGTTGTTGGCCAGCTCGCTTGCGATCTGGTTCTGGCTGTACCCGCTGTTGGCCATCTTCCGTGCGTTGTACATGCCCTGCTCCCAAGCTGTGCCGTTTGCCTTGCCGGGGTTGCCTGTGCCAGTCAGCCGCTGGATGCGCCCTGCATCAGCCAGTGTGTCCTCGTAGTAGCTTCGCCGCTGGTCGTCCGTCTTCATGGTGCTGTACTCTTTAAACATCGTGTTCAGCTGCGGCTGGGTGTACCCGTCCACCTTGCTGCTCGTGCTGCCGCTCTTCGTGCTGCGGCTCGTACCGCTGCTCCGTCTCCCGCTTCCTGTCCCGGTCGTGGTCCTGTACCGGTTCTGCAGTGCCAGCTGGCTTGCGTACTTGGCAAGGTCTGCCTGGTTCAGCCGGTTTGCAATGGTGCTGTAGCTGTCCACACTCCCCGTGGGCAGCCCCGCCATCTGCAGGTAGTTGTTCGCCGCCGTGTCGTAGCCGCTGCCTGCAAGCCCGGCCGCCGTGGTCAGATAGTCCAGCTTGTCCTTGTCCACCTGCGACAGGCCCTGCCAGCTGTCCAGCATCGTGTCCGTCAGCCCGTACTGGTTCAGGATCTGCTTTGCCGCATCGTCAAAACCTGCCTCCTTGTAGCTTGCCGCCTGCTGCAAAGCCGCCATCTGGTCGCTCAGCTCGGTGCGGCTCAGGTTGTCGTTGTACTGCCGCAGGGCAAAGGCGTTCTCCCAGTCCTGCTGCCGGTACCCCTTGTAGGCGTCGTACCCTTCCAGCGCGGCCGCGCCCACGTTCTTCACCACGTTCCACACGTTGCCCCAGAAGTCGCTGTTCTCCTGCCGGGCCTGCTGGGTGCGGTCGTACCGGTAATTCCGCCAGTTCGCCGCATCCGCCACGCTGCCGTCGTACTCGCTGCGTGCAAGCTGGTCCTGGTTCAGCAGGTTATTCAGCTGGGTTCCCTGGCCCGCCAGCTCCTGCTGCCACTGGCTCAGCGCGTCTGCCCGTGCCTGGGCGTATACGTTCGCGGTCTGGCCGGTCTCCCCGGCCGCCGCCTGCTGTGCTGCGCTCTTGGCCCAGTTTGCGCCGTACCCGGCCGAAAGGCCGTTTGCCACCTCTTCTGCCGCGCTGGCCCCGGCGCCTGCATTGCCAAAAAGGCGGCTCAGGGCGCCCCGGTAGGTGCCGTTCTGGCTGTCGTAGCCAAGGCCCGCGCTGTTGGCACTGTCCATTCCCGCCAGCGCGTTCTGGATCCCTTCGTCGTAGCGGTTCTCATACGCCCCCGGCATGGCCGCTTCCGCCTGTGCCTGCTGTTTCTGCTGGTCGTTCAGTCTCTTGATGGTCCCCATGCTCTACCTCCATTCTCAGATAAAGAAAAACGGCAGGATCTGCGCCGCAAAGCCCAGCATGCTGAACAGCCCGTTCAGGGTGCTGCTCACGTTCTGCTGCCGCTGTGCATAGGCGTTGTTGTACTCGTTCTGCCTGTAGCTCAGGTCGTTGTACCAGTTCGACAAGTCTTTCTGGTACTTGTTGTAGTCATTCTGCTCGGCCTCCTGCAGGCCGTTCAGCTCCTGCTGCAGCCCGCTCTTCCGGGTGTTGTATTCGCTGCGGCTCTGGCTCGTCAGGCTGTCCAGCACGTTGTCCAGGTCGCTCATGGTGGCCGCATAGGCCTTCTGGCCCGCCTGGGTGCCGTAGCTGGAGCCGTACCCGCCGGTCAGTGCGCTGGCATTGGCCTGCGCGTTCTGGTTCGCCAGCTTCGCCTTCTGGGTGTACTCGCTCTTGTACTGCTGGTATGCCGTATCGGCCGCCGGGTCATAGTCGTAGCCGCCCAGGTCGTCCAGCTTGCCCATCACATTGTCGATCTGCCCCTGGTACTTGCTCTGGTAGTCCGCAGGCTTCGCCTGCTCTACCTTTTCCAGTTCGCTCCTCGCGTTGCTCAGTCTGCTCATCTTCAGCTCTCCTTTCCGCTCAGATAATCCTCGCTCATGTTCTCGCTGCTAAGGTTGGTCAGCACATAGGTCAGCTGCTCGTTCAGCTGGTACAGGTAGTTCGTCAGCGCCTGCGCGTCCGCCTCCGGCATCTGGTCGCTGAAGCTCGGCAGGCCGATGCCCGCCAGTCCCGCAATGCTTGCCATTGTCTTCTCCTTTCATCGTCTCGGCACCGCGCCGCTCACCCTTGCCCCTGCAGCATCTGCAAAGGTAAAGGCCATGCTTCGCAGCGCCATCTGCCCGGTGCCTGCAAATTTCAGCCGCATGGTGTCGTGCCGCCTTGGCACAAAGGGCAGGTTCACCCGCTGGTGGTCTTTCGTCACCGCGCAGCTGCTCACCGTTTCCCAGTCCCCGCCGTCGTAGCTGGCCGCCACGGTCAGCACCGTGTGCGCCAGGGCATCCACCCGCAGCGTCACCCGGCTGATGTATTTGTCATCCGGCACGGCAAGGCCGATGTCTCCGGTCACCGCTTCAAATTTCAGCGCCGTCTCCGTGTCTCCGGCCGCCTCCCGATCCGGGTCTGCCGCCCACAGGGCATTGCCGTCCCACAGATACAGCTGCCGCCCGGTGCTCACCATGCCGGTGCCTGCCGCGCTTTCCTCCTGCCACAGGCCCCGCTCGGTGTCATACACCAGCAGCCGCCCGCTTCCGCCGTCCGTTTTCCGGTGCAGGTACAGGTAATACCGCTCGTCCAGCTGTCCGCCCACGGCCTTGTCAACCGCCGTCAGCTTTCCGGTGTCCAGTGCGCTGCTCACCTTCGTGGGCAGGCTTCCGCTCCACGCCATCACCCCGTCCGGCGAGAGGTAGTACAGCGTCTCCGCGATCACGCACAGGCTCTGCGCCGCATTTGCCGCCACGCCCCGGCACCGCACGCTGCTCATCTGGTAGTCGCTGGGCTTCGAGCCGTACAGCTTGTGGATGCACTGTTCTTTGAAAAACAGCACATATCCCAGGCAGCTGGCCGCGCCGGTAAATGCCCCGTCGCTGCCCACGCTCACCGCGTAACTGTCCGAGGCAATGCCCCGGTAGCTGTACCAGTTGGTGGGGTCGCCCAGGGCGCAGGCGTAAATGCTGTTCTCGCTTTTGCTGCAGCCCCACACCCGGTTGCCCTGCTCCGTCACAAAGTCCAGGTCCGGCACCCGCCGCTGTGCCGTCACCGGCGCTGTGGCCGATTCATTTTCGGTCACCTTTCCGTCGGCGCTGTTCCAGGTCATGCCTGTGGCCGTCACCGTCCAGCTGCCATAGTACCGGCTGCTGTCCTCCTGCGGCACCAGCGTTACCACCATGTCGTCCCCGTCCAGTGTCCCGATGCTCACCTCGCCGTTCAGCCCCGCTGCCAGTGCGTCGCACACCGCGCCCGGCATCCCGCTCACCGTCACCGTGTCGCCTTCCTTCAGCACGCTGCCAAGGCCGGGGCAGTGCAGCCGCAGGCTCTGTAAAAGGATCTCCGTCCACTTCTTGTTCTTTGCGCTGTACTTCAGCAGCACGCTGCCCGCGCCGTAAGGCTCCTCCGTGCTGCCCTTCAAAAACAGCTGTCCGTCTGCCGGGCTGCCCGGTTCCTCGGTGCCCACGCTGTCCGGCGTGTAGGTCTTTCCTTCGCCGTCGCACGGGGTCACGGTCATACTTCCATCCCCAAGCGCCCACTTCGCTGCCAGGTCTTCCAGCTTCCCGGTGCTGATGTCAAAGGCCTTCTTGTCCGGCCAGATCAGGATCTTCGTCCCCATGCCGGTCATGGTCTTTTCGTCATCCGTCACGGCACCTTTCAGCACCACCGCGCCTTCCCGCGCGTCGGTGCTGTCCGGGGTATATTCCAGCGTGGTTCCCTTGCAGATCAAAAGGCCGTTCAGGTGGTACATGCCGTTCACGTCCTGCACCTCCTGCACCTTCCGGCGCATCATCCTGGTCTGCAGTGCCGGGTACCCTCTGGCCGAAAAATTCAGGCTGCTGCTCAGCTCCGCCTCGCTGCACCCGTAGGTCTCGTTCACCCCGCCAAAGGCCCGCAGCATCTGCCGTCCGCTCTGCAGGGTGTTCAGGCTCCGCCCGTCCGTCATCTCAGTACCTCCACTGCACGCCGCCCGCCGGGGCGTACCTGCACCGCATCCACGCGGCAAACTCCTGCACATAGTCGCTGTACAGCTGCATCTCGTTGGCCGCCCGCGCCGTCTCTCCCAGGGCGAGATCCATCTGTGCACACAGCCAGTGCACATACAGCGGGCTGTACTGCTCCGGTGCCAGCAGCTCGGTGTCGTAGGCAAGGCCGTCGTTCCATGCCGTGTCCGCGCCCACGTCGTCAAAGTCCACCGTCTCGCTGCGTGCCACCACGCTCCCGCGCAGGCGGCTGTCGCACTGCCGCAGCCAGTTTTGTTTCAGCGTGTCCGAAAACTCGTTGTTCGGCCGCATCTCGTCGGCCTGCTCCATGGCCTGTCCTGCCGTCATTTTCTCTTCTCCTTCCAAATCAAAAGGCCCCGGCACAGCCATGTGCCGCTGTACCGGGGTCTCTCATTCTGTCATGCTCACACGCGCTGTGCCGCCTGCGCCGTTGCGTTCTCCGCTGCCGTGATCTTTGCCATGGCCGCGTTGTCCATCTCCTCGCTGTGCTCCAACACCTCGGCCACCGCTTTCGGCACTTCCACGTCCACGCCGCGCTGTACAAGGTAGGTCACGCCGTTCACACCCACGAATACCGGTGCCTTGTAGCGCTGGTTGTCCTTGAACAGCCGGATCACCACGGTGTCCTTCTCCTCGGTCGGCTCAGCCTGTACGGCCTCAGCCTCCTGCGTGGTGTTCTGTTTCTTCACTGCCATGTCCGTTCTCCTTCCGTTTCCTTAGTTTGCCAGTGCGCTTGCGCTGTAGCGTGCACTGCAGCTCTCAATGCGCACCATGTACTGCTCACTCAGGCGCTCTGCGGTCTTCACAGCCTTCCAGCCCACAGATGCGCGCTGGTTCAGCGGGTCATCGCCGTAGCCCAGCTGCTTCACGATGTGCTGCAGGCCGCCGCCCTCCAGCTCGGTGGTGGCGTAGGCGTGGGCACCCAGCACCAGGGTGCCGAATACGGCAAGGCCGGTGGGGCAGCCGGTGCCCTTCCAGATCTTTGCCTCGCTGGACACCACAAAGCGCACGTTGTTGATCTTGCCGATCTCGCCGTTGAAGATCTCCTCCGGGGCTGCGTACTTGTGCGCCTCGATCCAGTTCGGGTCCTTGCGGATGTCGTAGCTGGTGTACGGGTGCACGATGGCCACATAGCTGTCGCCGATGGGGTCTGCGTTCTGACTCTGCAGCAGGGCCACCGCCTGGTCGATCAGATCCACGGTCAGCTGCGCTGTCTTGTCCAGGCCTGCGCGGCTGGTCACGGCGGTCTCCACGCCGTCCGCCACCTTGGGCGCATAGATCACGTTGGTACCGCCCGCCAGGATGTCGCGCACGATGGTGTCCATGGTGCGGCCCGCCTGGCTTGCCAGTACGTTCGTAGCCTGCACCACGTTGCTGTCGATGGCGGTCAGATCCAGCATGTCGGTCAGGGGAGCCCAGCCGCCGTACTGGTGCACCTCTGCCGTGATGGTGCTCACGGTCAGCGCCTGGCCCGCCGGGGTCACGCCTTCGGTCAGCGGGGTGGTCGCCTTCGGCAGTGCCTCATACTTGCGGAACTCAATGGTCTTGCCATTGTTCGCCGGGATGGGGTACGAATCGCCGAACTGGTCATGCACCAGTGCAGGCTCTGCCAGATCCAGCAGGGTCTTTTCGTAGTAGGTCTTCATCTCAGCGGTCATGCCGCTGGATGCCGTGGTGTTCTGCAGCTGTGCGGAAGCGTCCGCAAACATCTGCAGATCCAGTCTCTTCTTGCTCATCTGTTTGTCCTCCTTCAAGGTTTTTATCTTCTCACGCCCTCTGCGTGGGAAATCTCTTACAGCACGATTCTCTCTCCCCGCCGTGCCCGCTTTGCCAGCTCTGCCCGCTGCTTTGCCGTCATGTGGGCCACATCCACCTTGGTCTCTGCGGCAGCGCCGGGGTGCGCGCCGTTCTCTGCCGGCCGCTGTGCCCGCTGCTGGATCCGGGCCGCCACGCCCTGCTCCACCTGTTTTGCGGTGCGGGCTGTGCTCTCGGTCATCAGCTGGTCAAAGTAGGCCGCCCGGTATGCCGCTTCCAGCCCGATGCCGCGCCGGATCATGTCCGCCACGCTGGGGTTGTTCAGCACCTCGTCCAGCTCAAAGGCCGGGTACTTTTCCTTCAGCTGTGCTGCTTCCGCTTCCCACTGTGCCCGCACTGCCGCTGCCCGCTGCTGGTGCTCTGCTGCCAGCCGCATCTGTTCGGCCCGCTGTTTCTCGGCATTGGCCCGCTGCAGCTCGCCTTCCATCTTGTCCAGCTCCCGCGCGGTCTTCACGCTGATGCCGCGCTCCGCCGCCAGGGTCTCGTAGTACTCGTCGTTCTTCACCTTGCCGCTCTTCACGGCCTCGGTCAGGGCTTCAAGGTTCTCAGCGTTCCCGGCGTCGATGCCGTATGCCTCGCCCAGCGCCTCCAGCAGCCCTTTCACAGCAGGGTTCTCCTGCACGCTCTGCACCGCCAGCTGTGCCGCACGCTGCATGGCCTCTTCAAACTCCGCTGCATACTCGCCCTGCATCAGCTGGCCAAAGGCCCTGCGCTTTTGGGCCGGGTCTGCCTGCTTCGGCTCTTCCTGCTGCTGTGCTTCGCCGGTCGTTTCCTCTGCACTCGGCTCCCCATTTTGGGGAGCTCCGGCGTCCGCGCCTCCCTCGGCGGACATGGCCGGTGAGATGGCGTTTCCTGCAGCCTTCGCCGCCTTGCCCGGCCTTGAGCGCTTTGCAAGCCGCTCCTGTGCCGGCCGCAGTTCCGGCCCGGTGATCTCCGCCGTGCCCTCTCCTGCAGCATCGCCGCCCGCCGCCGCAGAGCCGGAAGCGGCAGCGCCCTCTGCAAACAGCTGCAGATCCACCACATCCGCCGTGCCCATCCCGTCATCGATCATCACAAACTTCGGGTACAGTTGCGCCACAAGTTCCAGCCCGTCCGTCACCAGCTCAAACTTTGCCCGGTTCTCCGGGGTCGCTTTCATCTGCAGTTCCAGATACGTCCCCGCCGGGCCGCTGCTTGATGCGACTGCAAAGCCCTCTTCGCTGCAGTCCGCGCTGAATGCCAGTGCCTGCATCAGCGTGCTTACCGCCGCACACACGATGTCCTGCCCCTTCGGCGCATAGCCCGCATGGCCTTCCGCCCGCAGGCGCATCGCGCCCTCTTTTGGAAACTCTTTGTAGGTGATTCTGATCATGCCGTTCTCCTTCTCGTCCGTTCCCATTCTGATTGGCGGAAGCCGAAAATGCGGTTAAGAGATCTTCACGCCGGACGGCGTGAATCTCCAGCATTTTCAGCTGCAGCCCACTTCTTTGGGATTATCAAGGGCGAGTAGCCCTTGATTCGTGGATCCAGCGCGTCGAAATCGCTGGTGGTTTTCTGGTTCTCTTTTGCCACCAAAAGAGAACATATCGCGCTTACTCCTTGTTCGGGTTGTTCACGTCCATGGCCCGCTTCGCCGCCTGGCTGGAAAGGCTGGTGGAGTTGTCCCCCACCACGCCGCCCAGGCTGTTCAGGGTGCTGGCTGCCGTGGTCTTTCTGCTGCTGCCGCTTGCGGCTCCTGCTGCTGCCTGCCCGGCTGCATCGGCTGCCGCGCTCACGTTGGTGCCGTTCTGTGCGTCGATGATCGCCGCCATCTTCTGCAGCTGCTGGGCCATCTGCTGCAGCTGCTGGTATAGCGTGCCGTTCTGGCTCACCCGCTCCCGCACCTTCTCAATGCCTTCAAAGTCCATCATGTCCAGCGCCGCCAGGGCCGCGTCCGCATTCGCCGGCGCAAAGAACCCCAGCTGGTAGCACTCCTTCGCCGTCTCGTTCTGGCTAAGGCGGCTGAAGGTGCTCTTCTTGGCCGCCGTCACCGTAACGTCGAACACCGGCTCATGGTCGCCCAGCTCCACGCCGCCCACCATGCCGCCGGGCTGCGGCTGCAGCGCCGCGTTGGAAAACTGCACATACTCCGTGCCGCCCTGTTCTCCCGTGATGCGGTATACTCTCTGCTCGTCGTAGAACTGCCGCATCAGCTCGATCACCAGGTAGCACTCTTTTGCAAAGGCCCGGTATGCGCTCTTCAGCATATCCCGGCTCAGCTTGCTCCCAGCCTCCTGCAGCGCCGCAATGGCGCTGGCTGCCGTAAGGCCGCTGGTGGTTCCGCCCTGGCTCACGTCCCGGTTGCCGGATATCTCCTTCAGCTCGCTCACCCGGTCGTCCCGGTAGGTGATCAGGTTGCCCTGCAGCCCACTCACCTGCAGCGGCCGGAAGCTGTCATCACTCAGCCGTCCCACCACATGCACGATGTCCCGTCCAAAGTCTGCCAGCTCTTCCTCGTTCACGCCTGCCGTGTCGCTCAGCACATACCGCTGCTTCGCGGCCAGCTTCACGTTCTCGTCCATGGCGTGGTTCATCTCGTCAATGGCGGTCTGGGTGTCCTTCATCACGTCGATGTACCCAAAGCCCGCCGGGCTGTCTTCTTCCCGGAACAGCGGGTCGAACACAAAGGGGTATTTCCCGTGGTCGTAAAAGCCCCGGTCTGCCATTGCCGGGTCGTTCTCACTGGCATACAGCACCACCCCGTTGCAGAACTTGCAGTAGTGCAGCACCGTCTGCCCGCCGGGCAGGGCCTTTTTGTAGTACCAGTCCACCACCACGCTCTTGTCGCTGGTGTCCACGCTGTCGTCATGGATGTACTTTGCCACGTCCAGGCTGCTTCCGGTATGCCCCTTCAGCTGCGGGTACTGCCCCTCCAACCGGTCGTTGTTCGCCAGGCTCAGGCTGAACAGGTTCGGGCTGTCCTGAATGTCCTCCACGCCCGGCTCCCAGTACAGCATCAGCACATTCACGCTCCGGATGCTGATGTCGCCCAGGCCCCCTCGCAGCATCGGATCCCAGAACACGCCCTTCACGCCTGTACCGGTCTTGAGCTTGCGCCACCAGGTGTCGCTGTAGGCTGTCTCGTAGTCGCACTGCTCCAGCACCGTGGGCAGGATCTTTGAGAGCACCTTTGCCGTCTGCTCGTCATCCGCTGCCCTCGGCAGCACGTTCGGTTCCGGGTAATTGTCCATGGCATCGGCGTGCTTGTTGGCAATGCTGTTGAACAGCCACCCGCTGGAAGGCTTCGGCTTGCCTTCCATCATCTTGTTCTTGTAGTTCTTCCAGTGCCCCATACGGAACCACAGCTCGTTGTCCACGATCCGCTTGTCCAGCGCGGCCTTGCCTGCCTTGTACTTCTGCAGCAGGTCATTGGCTCGCCGTATCTCATCCTCTCCGATGGCCGGTTCCGCCGCTGCCGTAAAGTACGTTCCTTCCGGCTGTCCCGTCTGCCCGCCAGTCTGTCCTGTCAGGCTCTGCAGCATCTGCACCATGGGGTTCTCCGTCCTGCCTGCCGCCGGTTCTCCCGCACTGATCTGCTGCCCCGCAGCGCTCCCGGTGCCCGGTGCAGCTTCTGCTTCCCGCCGCGGCTCAGGCTGCCGCGTCTGCTGCATCCCCTGCGCCATCATGGCAGCCAGCTGTGCCGCCTGCATCATGCGGTTTTCGTCCTGCGGCATCCCGCCGCCCGGCTGCTGCGCCAGATCGTTCTTTTTCGCCATGCCATTCTCCTTTCCGTCTTACACTCTCATCACCCTTGTGGGGCTCTTGCGCACGTCCATGTCCAGCGGGTCATCCTGCAGCACCGGCACCTGCTCGGTCTTGCGCGGGCTGATGGGGTTCTCCATCAGCACATACCGGCACTCGTCGTAGATGTGATCCTCCTGTGTGGTGTTAATGTCCTCCACGTTGCTCTCGTCATACACCAGGTTCGGGATGGTGCGGATGAAGTGTCTGCAGGTGTCGAACACCTGGAACATCGGCCGACCCTCCGCATCAAAGGCCAGCCGGTAATGGAACTGCATCTTGCCCGCCAGCCGCGTGTGGTCGCCCGGCGTCCAGAAGATGTAATTCGGGTGCTTTTCCTGCATCTGCGCAATGCTCTCGCCCTGGCTCTCGTTAAAAATGGCCGGGTCGGCCACGCCCTGGATGTGCCTGCCTTTCAGGTTCGGGTCGTTTTCTTCCGCTTCCCTTATCATCCGCGCCTGCTCCACCGGGTTCACCTTCGTGCCCTCGTTGGGCGTACCGGTGCAGCCGTACAGTTCCCGGATGCGGTACAGCCGTCCTTCCTCGTCCGCCGCGTACCATCCCACCGAGAACGGCTTTGCGTAGCCAAAGTCATACCCGCGCCAGATTTTCCAGTGCGCCGGGATGCGGAACGGTTTGATAACGTGTGTCCATCGCTGATCCTCGTAGTGTGCCGGGTCATTGCGCCACTCGGTGAACACCTGGCCGGAAAAGCTGTCCCAGTCTCCGTACAGCAGCGCATTCCTGTCCGCCTCCGGCAGGCTGGCCAGCGTGCCCAGGTAGCCCGGGTCGTTTTCCAGTAGCTTCTTGTTGTCGAACACCGTGCTGGGGATAAAAATGCGGGTGCGTCGCAGCTTTTCGCAGGTACCGTCCGGCTTCTTCACGTCCACCAGCTGCACCATCCGGGTGCCCGGCGGTGCCGGTGTGATGAACCGCGCCTTCACCCATCCGTGCCCGATGCCGCCGGGGTTTGCCGTGGCCCGGATGTACACCTGCGTGCCCGGCCCGGTGGGGCGGTTGCGGCTCATCACATAGCTGTACTCTTCCCAGGTAAAGTGGGTCAGCTCGTCCACCCCGATAAAATCAAAGGCTTTGCCCTGATAGTTGTATTTGTCCTGTGCCCGGAACATGGAGCCAAAGGTGATCTTTGCCCCGCTGGGGAATGTCCATGTGTGGCTGGAGCTGTTGTATTTTGCTTTCGGGAACACCGGCCTGTAATAGCGCATGGTCTTGTCGATCAGCTCACTCAGCTGCGGGTAGGTCTTGCGCAGGATCAGTGCCCGGTAGTGCGGGATCTCCACCTGCCGCAGCGCCTCGATCACCAGCGCGTCGCTCTTCCCGCCGCCCGCCGCGCCGCCGTACAGTGCCTCGTCCTCGCTGCGGGCCATAAAGGCCGCCTGTCTCGGCTGCGGCCGCCATACGATGGGTCTGCCTTTAAACCGTTCCGTCCAGTACCACCTCGGTCTCTGCCTCGCTGCTCTTCGGTTCCACCAGCACCGCCGGGGCGCTCTGGCTGCTGTCGGTCTCGTCCCTCGGCGCAAGCTGTGCAGCGCTGGCCGCTGCCGTCAGCAGCACCGCCGCAACGTTCGCCGCGTCCCGGTCGGTCATCTTCCGGCCCTCGTATCGCTCCAGCTGCTTTTCCAGCGCCTCGCGCTCCTTGTCATCCAGTGCCCTGTCGTAGCTTCCCGGCGCACTGTACACCACAAGGCCGGTCTCCGCCGCATCCTGCAGTGTCTCCGCCTCGCTCTTGAGCTGCACGCCAACCTCGTAACTCCGTGCTCTGGCATCCTCGTCCAGCCGCCGGTGCAGCTTGTCCGCCACCTCGGCCGCCCGCTGGTTCTCGGCTGCCCGCTGCTGCAGGTAGGCCACCTGCGCCTTTGCACCCAGAGCTGCCCGCGCCGCGATCTCCCGCGCCGCCTCGGCTCTCGCCCTGGCAAACACGCCGTCAGGCTTGCCTGCCTCTTCCGCCATCCAGCTGCGGATGGTGCTTTCCGGCACGCCGTACTTCCGCGCCACCGCGCAGATGGAGTTTTCGCCGATCATGGCCATCACCACCTCGGCACGCACGGCCGCCGGGTACTTTTTGCCCCGGCCCTGTCGGCCCGGCACTGTGTTTTTGCAGTATTTCCGCTGTGCCATCTCCGACTCTCCTTTCCGTGCTGTTGTTATCAGTCTACCGCCCTTCTCCCAAAACAAAAACTGCGTACTTTTTTCTTCACGCCGAAAAGGCCGGGTGCTTCAGCATCCAGCCTGTTTTTGCAAGGGCGGGTCAGATCAGCCCTGCCCGCGCTGCATATACTGCCACGGTGGAAAGCGCTTCCAGCTCCTTGCGGTAGTAGGTCGTCCGTCCTACATGCAGTTCGCCCACCACATCCCACTCGCTTCTCCCCGCAAGGTATCGCAGCCGCAAAAGCTCCGCGCACACCGGGTCTGCCTCGGCATAGTAGTCCAGCGCCTGCCCGATTGCCCTGCCCCAGGCCTGCGTCAGCTCGTCTGGGGTGCCTTCGGCCGCTTCCATCGCCCGGCCATACCGCCGCAGTCCCCGCCGCACGTCCTTTTTCTGCTGTTTTGTCACCCGTGCCCCGCCTTTCCGCGCATTTTTACGCTGATGTAAGCGCAAATCGCGCGTTTTTATTCGCGCGCGCGTTAATTTATCTTGTCTGTCAGGTGCGAACTTTCGCAAACTCACACCGCCGCAGGATCACATAAGCCTGAGGCTCTGTGGCCTCCCACCCCTCGGCCCGGTCCTGGCCGCTGTCGTGGAGCCCTCTGGGGTCAAAGATCTGGATCTTCATGCACTCCCACCCCGGGAACCGCTGCTCCCACCAGGCCTTGTCCTCAGCGTGGTCCTGGCAGGCCTCACGCAGCTGCTTGCGGCTCCACTTGGTGTCCGCATCCGGCAGCTGTGTGGGCAGGATCAGGTTGTCCGTCTCCACACAGGTCCGCCGGGTGTGTCCGTAGATGTACCCCATCACCCCGTTGGTGCCCTGGCCGTCCACCCCCAGCAGCTTTTTGACGTCCAGGCGGTCTACGTCCATGGTCCCCATGGGCTCGTACTCCCTGGTCCCGGGGATCCGCTGCCGCCATAGGTCCTCCAGCATCTCCCGAAGCTCTCGCCGCTGGGCTGCATCCAGCCCCTGCACCTGGGCAAAGCCGTGCAGGTGGTCCCTGCCGTTGTCACCGTTCCGGCAGGCGTACAGCTTCAGCCTGATCCGTCGCTTGTCCACCCCAAACCGCCGCATGATGGCCCGGATGGCCCTACGCTTGTAGTTTTTCACATCCCGGACGCAATCCTCGTAGCACTCCGGGGCATACTCGTCCTGGTAGGTCCCCGTGAGCCAGAAGCCGTTTTTGTCAAAGTTCGCCAGGGTCTTCCGCATCTGCCGCCGCAGGCTGGCCGCTTTGTTCCGGGCCTTCTGCCCCCGGTCACTCTCCTTGCACTTCCTCCCTCGCTGCCGGTGCTCCTGATCCGTCACAGGGTACACCCCCACCGCCAGGTATTCCTCTCCGCAAAGGATCTTCTTCTCCCGGATATAGCTTTTCCGCATCCCGGTGCCCTCCTCGTCCGGCCAGGTGCCTGTGTTTTTTTCTTTTCTTTGAGCCACACAGTCACGATAATAACGGGTATACAAGCTCCCTCAAGCGCCCGCCCGGACGCTTATAAAAATAAAAGGTATATTATATACTTTGATAAAGGCTCCCGCCTGCCGCCAGCGTCTGGCAGCACCCGGCAAACTTTATGCCCGTCCCGTCGCCAAAGCCCTCCGGCGTAATTGCCGGAGGGCTTTTTGCGTTATTTCCGCCGGTTGTGGCGCTGTCCCTTGTGGGCCATCCAGCCTTCTTTTTCGTAATCGCC